CGCTGGACCATCATGCCGCGCACACCAGGAATCCGAGAATGCGGATACGGGTTGTCAGACACATCGAAGTACATGGCGTTCGTTGGAAGCATTGGGTGCACGCGGACCGGAATCGCGCTGGCACCGTTCGGGTTCATGGTGTACTTGTTTTCGTACGACGTGACGCTGTAGCCGCCGCGCATGTTGCCCATCTGATCGAACTCAACGTCGAACCGATACGCCCCGGACGTTGAAGCGCCGCCGGCTCGCACCGTCTTGTCGAAATAGGTCTTCGCGTTCGTTCCGACCCAGATCGTTTGCGGCCCTGTCTGATACTGATTCCAGATGTTCGACAGGATGTTATCGACTTCGGTGATTGACCCATCGTGCCCGCTGGTGAGAACCGCACCAGCCAAATCGGTCCAGGTGCCAGAGTTCGCGGCGTAAGTGATCAGACCGTCGAAATCCAAAGTGTTGAAGCTGTGATCGGTGTTCAGACCAGCCCCAGCGCCGGTTTGCGTTCCAGTTGCCACCGCGGTAATCACGTAGCTCGCGATATTGGTGATCGCTGCGAGCTTCGCGTTGGCCAGCGAAGGAGCGGATGCATCGGTCGTGTTCACAAACCATGCATACTGAAACGCGCCCTTCAACGGAGTGACCGCCGCGGTGACTTGCAGCGTTCCGCCGGTTGTAGTCACGACCGCTGACATCGCGGAGATAGCCGATATGCCGCCGTTCACGACGGTTTGCGATGCGTCGGCGTTGGTGCGCGTATAGCTAGGAGTCAATCCGCCGGCGACGGTCGGATACGTCGAATATCCATACTGCGACGAGTTCGGTGACCCCAATGCAGTGATCGCGACTACCGCAACCGACACGTTCGTCGAGCCTGGCAATCCGGTTCCGGTGGTCAAAGTTACGGTCGGAGTCGCCGGCGTGCCGAGGGCGAAGCCGTTGTTACCGGTTCCGGTTCCGGAGTTTCCGAAGAGCATCAAAGACTCTTCTTCCAGCCACAATTCATGCGTTCCGCGGATGTGTTCGTCGGCCATCAAATCGGTATAGCCCTCGGCCGCGATCGGAGCGGTCCAAGTCACGTTGCGCTCTACTCCGATTTCCTTGTAGGTCGCGACATACTGATTGTTGTCGGGAACGGCGACGGCGCCGCGCTGCCCTTCATTCGCTCCAGCGTAGGAAATGCCGGGATTCTTAGTTGCCATCCAGTGCGCTGCGGTGCCCACGCCATCATTGACGCGGTTCCAGCGCGGCAAAGAATTTCGGAATGGAGTGTTGACTGGGTAAATCAAAAAAGATGGTCCGCGAAGATCGTAGAAATTAAATCCCGTGCCGGTGCTAACACCAGGAGACTTGGTCAACTTGGCATTTAGGTAGTCGGTGTAGCCGGCCTTCGCCAATGCCCAGCGATCATCGGTGTGCGTGACGACCGATCCGTGTTCGGGCTGTTTTTGAAGCTGGCGAACCTTGCGCAGCTCGGACTCAGGAAGAGTCTTCGCGAATTCCTTCGACTGCACCGCCGTCTCCTGCAGCTGGCGTGCGTACATCCCTTGCGGGAGAAATTTATGCATTCCATTTTCACCGGTTGGCTGTGCTCGCATTTTCTCTTCTCCCTTGTGACTCTAAGATCGGCCCGAGACTTCAGACTTCGGAACTGGTTTAGTAAAGTCCGGTCATCGCTTCGCCTTCCATGGCCGGATCGATTACGGAGCGATCGCGCTTTTGGAGATCGACTTCCTTGCCATCGCGACCGATCACGCGCAATTTCACTTTGTTGACCGGATCGTTCGGATCAAGTTTCTTGTCGGCGGCCTTTGCAAGCGCCGCGGCGACCGCATCATCAACGAGCTTTTGCGTGTCGGCCTTAGTGAGCGTTCCAGCCGCAGCGGCAGCAGCATCAGCAGCGGCTTTATCAGCGGCAGCCTTTTCGGCGGCGGCTTTCTTGACCGGATCGTTGGCGTCGGCCTTTATCAAATCGAGATCCTTCAGCGCCTTCTCAGATTCCTCTTCGTTGGCGCCGAGCGCCTTCGAGCATTTGTCGCAGACGCTCGCGACGTGCTCGTTGTGCGCGTCCATCGCCTTACCCATCTTTGCGTGATGGTCGGCGGTGTGTTCCTTCAGGTCGGCCAGGTGGCTCGCGATCGAACTCGCCTTCTTGTTCAGCGCTTCGAGAGTCTTTTTCTCTGCGTCGGTCATGGTCTTGCTCCCTTTGGCGAGCGCGTCGGCTGCCTGCGTGCGGAGATCTGCGCACTCTTTTTCTAGCGCCGAAATTCGGTCCTGATTTTCCTGATGGGATTTGTCGAGCTCTTCCTTTTCGGTGAGCGGTGCGAACTTGCGGAGCTCGGTCGAACCGTCTGCCTTCACATACTGGAAATTACGATCGATCAGAGCGGAGGGAACGGAGCCGCGATCGGCGAGAGATGTTTCGCCAGGATCTGCGGTAAAGCGCATCGCATCGGTGGCAGCGTCATTCCACCTCTTGACGTAGCGACCGCCCTGGCTGAACGCGGAATAAACACCCTTCTTAACTTTCTTGATAGCTTCGGAATCGACGACTTCAAAACTCATTAGCACGCGCTTGTTCGCGTCATCGAAGATGATCGATTTGCCGACGCCGGCCGCTTTCATCTGGTGCATCTCGCGGAGCGGCATTATCGAGAGACCGTCCGTGGCCTTTGCCAGTTCATCGACGATCGCTTTGTAGAAGGGAACGGTGGACGCGTAGTCGCAGATCTCGTTGTCGCGGTCGACTTCTTCGGCCGTGACCGTTCCGGAAATCAGCAACGTTCCGTCTGCCGTCTCTTGAACCTTGGTGATGGGGATGAACTTTTGTAGCGGCTTCATCGCCGCCGAACGTAGCAGCGGAGTTTTTATTCTATGAGCGTATCAAGAGGCGAGTGTGCGCGAGTGGTAACAGGGGCTAAAGTAGCCCGCTCCCAAGTACCCAAGTCTTGAGAGCGGGCGGCAGCAACGGCAAAGGAGGCACAACGCGGCGAGGATACCACAAAATAAAAACGGGAGACTCTGTGTTATCTCAGAATCTCCCGGTGCTGCACTCTGCGTGCGAACGCTCGCAATTAGCCACCCGTTACGGTGACGACCGAGCCACTGACCCCGGCATCGGTCAGAGCTACCTCGATCGCTTTCTTGACGTCTTCTGCGGTGTGAGACGTTGTGCTGCTTGCAGCCGTGACGATCGTGACAGAAAAACTCTGCTTTCCTGGCATCTCGTTTTTTCCTCCGTTGTCTAAAAATCGGGAAGCGTCTCAATGAGCTGAGTGCTCCCCGTCCTACATTCCAGGGGGCGGGCTGGCCGAGTTCTTGTAGGCTCTGCTACCAGCCCTGAACCGTTCGCCCCCTTCTCGTTCGTTAGACGCGCGCCGGCCAATGCCAGGTGCTCGGCTCTTTTCCGTCCGCGTTGTATTTCACGTCATGCTTGTACGGCCCGTGCTGATCGATGTGCGCATCATCTGGGCCATCGTGGAAGACGTGACCGCTCACGTTGCCGGATTCGTTCCAGACGCGGACGATGATCAGCGGGCGGCTGTCACCGTTGGGCAGCACGAATTGAACGATGCGGCCAGGCGCGGGAGTTTGTGTCTGACCGCGATCGGTAATTCCCCTCCCGCGTTCTTTCGCTTCGTCCCAAGCTTGGGCGGCGTCAGTGGTCGCCAAATTCTTCACTTCCTCCGAATGCTTCTTTTCGTCGGCGTCGTGCTGCTTCGCTTCCTTCACGTCGGCGTCGTGCTGCTTTTGTGCTTGCGATGACATGTTGTTTCCTCCTAGAACGGAACCGCCGTACTCACTGACCAGCAAAACAATCCGATTGCGATGAAGCGATGGCGGTGCGGCCATTCGGCGCCGGGCCAGAAAGACGCCAGCCCGAAGAAAACTACCGCGAGCATGAACAGTAGATTCGACAAGGTAAAATAGTTGCGATGATCGGACGGTCTCATGCTGCACCACCTCTGATGACTTCGAGAGGTTGGCGCGTTGTTCGGAGTCGCATTTTCTTTTGTTGTGTTGCCTGCGGATAAATTCGCTTGCCGTTCCACCACATCACAATTCCATAAGCGTTTGCTGTCCGCCGAACCCAGGCGAGATCAACGAAAGGCACCGGACCATAGGTGAGTTCCGTGTAATACCTGTACAGCGATTCGGCTTGTGACATCTCAAACTTCGATTCGATCTGGCGAATCTTCTCTCGGTCGGATGAGGTGTGTTCGGTGCGCCGCATTCGCCCGAGATACTACTCCTCGAATGTGGAAGCGACAAGCGCGCATTGACAGTTCGGATGCTGCGGCGGCATTTCTTCCCCGCTCGGGAACATCTTCCCTAGTTCGCGTTCCTCGCCATCGTTGAGCAGGCAGATATCGCAAGGTTCATCCGCTGAGACCAGCCAGGTCACTTTATTCACCAGGCCGGACTTCTTCCAAACGTCGAAGTTGCCTTGAACTTGCGCATTCGTGACTTCTGTTCTGGCGATCATCTCCGCACGTGCATCCGAGAAAACGCCGGCATCAGCGATCTGGGTGATGAGATCACTCATGCTCGTTTCCTGCCCGAAGGCCGATTCCACGATTTGGCGCAGCTCGTCGCGCGTAGTGTCCGAGATCACCCACTCGGCGTTTGGATTCTCGACGAGCTCGCCGGCGCCGTTCCACTTCATGCCCACCATCTCGGCGCCACGCTTCGAGGCCCAGTCGCGCGCTATCGTGTTCACCGCGGCGATCATGTTCGAGTCCGAGATCTCGAGCTGCAGCGTTCCGTCGGAGACTCCGGAGAGAATAGCTTCGGTGAGAGCCGGCACAATTTCGGCTGGCACGTTTTCCCAATAGCTCGCGATCGACTCGTAGAGCAGCTCAGCAAATTCTGTCGGATCCCAATCGGGATCCGTTTCGTCTGCGGCCTTCTTGATGTTCTTCCCTTTCAGGTATTCATGCGCAGCCTGGACGGCCTTGCCGCGCTGATCGGCGAAAACTTTCTTCAGGTGACCTGCGATCTTGACCTTGGCTTGTGTGGTCGCGTGGGTCTCGCGGGCGGGATCAATACGCGGTGCGTGCGCTATGCGTTGTGACTTTGAGACTTTTTTTTTAGGGGCGTTCGCAGCGCCGGGCTTCTTCTCGCCATTTCCTCTTGAAGAAGAATCATCAGCGCCAGGCTGGTCGTCATCGTTGTTCCCCATCGCATCGGACATGGCCGAAGCGGCCGCTACGCGCGAGGCCATGCTGATCGGAACCGGGCCCGTTGCGGTGATGATCATTGGCTCGTTGCATTCCGGTTCTGGCCGCGGGTCGAGCCCAAGGTCTTCGCGTGATTCGTTGATCGTTTTTACGCCGGTCGAGTTGTAGGACTTATCGATCTCGGCTTGCTTGACCGGGTCGACGTCGCTGTCTTGCTGGTAGGTCGCTTCATATTCCGGAAATCCGAGATCGTAGAAGATAATCCGGTTCCAAATGGAGTTCTCGAGCCAGTCGACGTATGGTTCGAGCCCTTCCTTCTCGGCCGAGTCCTGGCCAGCTTCTGCGCTCGCGCGATTCACCTGCTTCAACAGGCGTTGTGGTGACTGACCAAGCAAGAAGCAGAAAAAGCGAATTTCAATTTCATCGTACGGATCGGTGAGGAGATTTTGCTTCGGGAAAATGATCTGGTCTTTGCCGTCTTCGGTGAATCCCTGGATCAATCGCAACTGCCGGCGCTTGGCGATCTGGCCGGCGAGGTCCGAGATCATCCAGTCCTGCGTCTCTTTGATCTTGTCGGGCGAAGCACCCTTCGGGACAATTTGCAGCGCGTCGGGGATGCTGCCTTCGGTGTACGCCGCCTCGCGGAACTTCAACCGCTCGATTCCGATGCGCAGCCAGCGAATCGATTGCTCGGTCGGTGGCATTCCGTAGAGGCGATTGGTGGGCAGGTTGCGCGGCGAGTAGAGCAACTGACTCGTGTTGAGCTCGACCGCCGGAAAGCCTTTTATGACTTGCGCGTAAGCGGGACTTGGTAGCATCGGCGTATAGCCATTGTCGTCGACGTAGCGAAGGATCGTTCCGCCATCGATGGGACGCAATTCTACCAGCTGGCCCTTTTTCGTTTTGCGCTTCAGGACCGATGCGGCATCGAGGACCAGCATGTCTTCGAGTACCTGGCGGGTAAATTCCGCGCGAGTCTGTTCGGGATTGGGGTGATCGATGAAGTGGCTGATCGTGTCTACGATTCCCGGATCCGGCTTGCGGCTCGCATAGTCCTTCGCGCTCTCCCCGGGCATTCGTCGCAACCGCACATTGAGCGGTAGCGGAGAGAGTTGGTCTTTCACGTTTTCGAGGATGACGCGGAAAAGATCATAGTTCGCGAAGGCGCGCAGCTCGTGAGCATCAAACGGAACGTCGATTCTTGGCGTGATGTAGAGGTTGAGACCTTGCTGATAGTCCCAGCGCCGCGGTTCGGTATTGATCGGCGCCATCGGCCGGACCGGCTGCAGCGGACCGAACCATCCGCCGGTGTCGCTGACGCCGCGAATCTTATCGGGCGGCGCGGTGTACAGACTGGTGATGGTGGTTGCTAGGGCGCTTAGGTTGCGAACGACTAGGGACGAGGAAGCCACGAACGGCTTTTACACGAAGAGTTTGGAAAGAGTTAGCGGGTTAGGTGGGTTGGGTGCTTTTTTCGGCAATCGGAAGCG